AGACCCGCAGGTCTGGCTGGGTTGCCATATTATAATAATATTTCCGTTGAATATGCCCAAAGCGACGCGGAGGGCATTCAAATCGTACTATGAAAAAGGATGGAATCTATGCCCGAACTGACCGACCTCTCGGTGATCCGCGCCCTGTGTGAAAAATACGATTTTGCACTCTCCAAGGGTTTTGGACAGAACTTTATCATCAACCCGGGTCTGCCGCCCAAGATCGTGGATGCCAGCGGCGTGGATAAGCGCTATGGTGTCATTGAGATCGGCCCCGGCATCGGTGTGCTGACCCGGGAACTGGCAAAGCGCGCCGCCAAGGTGGTGTCCATTGAAGTGGACGAACGCCTGCCGCCGCTGCTGGCCGAAACGATGGCCGGAGTGGACAATTTTAAACTGGTATTACAGGATGTACTGAAAGTTGACCTGAAGGCTCTTATTGCGGAAGAGTTCCCCGGTATGCCGGTGGCTGTGTGCGCCAACCTGCCCTACTACATCACCAGTCCCATCGTCATGAAGCTGCTGGGCGACCGCCTGCCCATTGAAAGCCTGACCGTCATGGTACAGAAGGAAGCTGCCGACCGTCTGGCTGCTGCGCCCGGCACCCGTGCATCCAGCGCCATCAGCTGCGCGGTGAGCTACTATGCCACCTCCAAAATGATGTTCACCGCTGCGCCCGGCAGTTTTTACCCGGCCCCCAAGGTGACCAGCGCCGTGGTGCGCATGGAGATCCGTCCGCAGCCCGCTGTGCAGGTGGAGGACGAAGAAGGCTATTTTGCGCTGGTGCGTGCCGCCTTTGGACAGCGCCGCAAAACGGCTGCAAACGCCATTGCCAGCGGTCTGGGGATGCCCAAGGACGCGGTGACAGCCGCCATTGAAGCCGCCGGTTTTGATGCCCGCATCCGCCCGGAAGCCCTCACACTGGAGGATTTTGCAAAGATCCAGCAGGCCCTTGCCCGCTGAAGCAGCCCGCTGCTCAAAAAAGAATACAACAGACTTTGAACCCCACAGGAGCCGTCCGCGCTTCCTGTGGGGTTTTTATGATAATAGAATCGAATGGTTCGATTCTATTATCGATGTATTGCGTTGAAAATTACGGGTATCAAAACGTGATACAACAGAAAAGAATGCTAAAAGCAGACGAAAGCATGAACTGATGGCAAGGACACCTCATTTGTTAAACGGTATAGTATACTGTTTGGGGAATGGGTTGTTTTTTTTTTGCGCGCCAAGAAGATATTGACAAGCCGCGCGTTTTTTGGTATTCTATCAAAAGACCGCTTGGTCCATGCTGGTGTGGCGCAATGGCAGCGCAACTGATTTGTAATCAGTGGGTTGCAGGTTCAACTCCTGTCACCAGCTCCAAAAATAAACGCACGAACGATAAAAATAAATCGTCCGTGCGTTTTTCTTTTTGCTTGAAACGCCTTAAAATATCCTGAATGAACGTGATAATCTAACAAACAGTCTAACAAATCAGTACTTCATCTTCTGCATTTCCTGCAACAAATAGGCTGGATCGTTGTGGGACACGTACTTGTTGGCCGTGGTGGAGAAATTTTTGTGCCCGAGGATGGCCTGCACCGCGGTCTTTTCCAGACCACACTCCACCATCTTGCTGCTGGCTGTATGGCGCAGCGTGTGTGGATGCACGCCCTCTATATGGCATTCCTGCATCAACGCCCGGAACTTTGTAGCCACGTTGCGCTTATCCAGCTTTGTGCCGGCCTTGGATGGAATCAGCCATTCACACCCGCTGTCCAGCATCCAAAAGGCAATGATCTTGTAAATGGGCTCAAGGATGGGGATAATGCGGTTCTTGCCCGCTTCTGTCTTTTCACCGCCCTGCATGTACCGCTCTTTCAGGTGCACATCCTCGCATCGCATGGAAAGCAGCTCGTCGATGCGCATACCGGTATAAAGCAGCACCATTGCGATTTGCGCCGTCTGCCCAAACTTCGGGTCATTCTGTCGGCTGCTGATCTGCTCGATCTCTTGGGCGGTCAGTGTGCGCTCTGCTTTTCCTGTAGCCGCCGGGAGTTGCAGCAGCATGGCGTAATTTTTGTTTATGATGTCCTGCGCCATTGCCCACTCGCAGATCTGGCTGAAAAGTGTGCGCTGCTTTTCGCAGGAGCTGCGGGAGAGCCCCTTTTCCACCATTGCGTCAATGACCTGTTGATAATCTGCCGCTTTCAAGTCCCGCAATTGTCGGTCGTATAACGGCGCAGCCTTTGCATAGGCCAGCTCGTACCCCTTTTGCATATCTGTGCTGAGCTTGTCAAATTTGGGTTGCGCTTTCCATTGCGCATAGGCATCCGCAAAGGTGCACTTCAGACGCGCTGCGGGGGTGTTCTGGGCGTTGTAAGCGTCTAATGCTTGTACGGCTTCGCCTGCCGTTTCAAACGTGCCCAGAACGTCCCTGCAGGCCGTAAGCGCCACATACGGTCTTGCCCGCGCCCCGTTCAGTTTATACACGCTGCCGCTGCCCTTGGGACGGCGGCGCTTTTTTCTTTGCTGCGGGGCGGCTTCCGGCTGCTTCTTCCCGCACCACGGACAAAAAGAAGCACCATCCGGGATTTCTTTCCGGCAGCATGGTCTCACGCATTTCATGGCTTACTCCTTTTTCTGCCCGATATATCCGAAGGCACCATTTTCAGCAGCGGCCCTTCCGGCCTTGTAGTTGATCTTCAGGTCGTCAATGGGAGGGTGCGGAGCGTCCGGGCATGGGTCTAATCCCATGCTCTGGGCAAAGTTGTATTGGTCGATGATTGTTCCGCATATGCTGACCCGGTTATTGAGCGGGCAGTGCAAATTTGCAGCTATCTCCGATATGACAGCAGGCGGGCTGCTGCCGTGACTGCCTTTCAGTATGAAGAGAAGCAGCCTTTTTGTCAGTGGCGGCAGGCTTACCACGAGACGGCGCAACTCCGCGTTTAGCTCATCGTCCGCCTTTCCGTTATCCGGCACTTTGTACAGATCCGGGTGAGTCATCTCCATGAACACCGTGATGGGCGACACCCCACACGCCGTGCACCAGTCCATGATCTCGTCACTGTCCGGGCTGGTGCATCCTTTTTCCCAGCTCTGCACGGTGCGCTCTCCTTTTTCGATGCGCCTTGCGATCTCCGCTTGGCTCAGGCCAGCAGACACCCGCGTTTTTGCAAGTGCCTTTCCGATTTGGCTCGCTGTAAAATAACTCATACTTTCACCCCCATAAAACCAGTGTGTTTTTAACAAAAAATGGCGCAGAAAAAGTCTGCGCCATTCGACAAATTTTATCCGTATTTTGTTTTCCAACGGCGCATGGTAAAATCTGGATTATAAATCGTAGACGTGCACAAAAGAAAGGAGAAAACAAAATGGATTTTGAGCAAAGAAGCGGTAAAGAAGTTGAAACGACCATCATCGACGGAATGCCTGCCAGCATCCTGACCGGCACCGACCGCACCCCTGCACCCTGGGAGGAATGAGTTATGAAAAATCTGTCACACTTTCGCACCCATGCCCGTGCCCTGCTGGCCTGCTATTTGGATATGACCCCGGAGCAGCAGCGCCTTGCTCGCGCTTACATTCAAGATAAGGCCCTGCCGGAGGTGCAAGCCCTGCGTAACGCAGCCGGTACGCCCGGCGGGGCGCTGGCTGCTGATCTGTTGCAAAATTTGCAACAGCCTTGCAACCGCGAATAGCAACGTGCATTTTTTGCACATTGCTCGTGCAAAACGCGCGTTTTCCGCGAATAAGCTGAAATGTCAGCGTAAATCCACATTTTTCAGCGTATTTTTCCGCTGAAAGAAGGGAACGAATAGGAATTGACGACAACAACCAGCGGTTTTATAATATGGTTGTAAACAGGTTTACAGGCCAAGCAACTGAGACTTCTTTGCGTTGTACTCCGCTTCCGTGATGGCGCCCATATCCAGTAGCTGCTTAAACTTCAAAAGCTCATCAGCGGCGCTGGGGGCAGCCGGAGCGGCAGCCTGCGGCTTCTCCTGGCTGACTTTGCAGCTCTTGAGAAACGCAGTCATTCCGCCGGGATAAACCGTTGTCGGCAAGCTGCTTTCGCCCAGTGGAAGCGCAAAGTGGATAGACACGCTCTCTTTACTGCGGCCCTTGCGGGTCTCTGTTTTAGCGGTGGCAGCGCCCACGATCGCACCCACAGGCCCGGCAACGGCTGCACCAATCACGGCACGGCCAATACCACCCTTTGTCTCTGTCACCGTCAGATCGTCAGGCACGTCAGATTCATAACCGGCGACTTCATCAAAGCTGTAGATCATGCGAGGGCCTTTATCACCACTGCGGTGTCCAATGCAAAACATCCGGTTGGGTTTGTCAATCGACACAAAGAGTGCGTCACCATCATAAATGGAATCGGTTTCTTCGAACGCCTTCCGACGCTGTTCCAGTGTAACCCAGTAGTCCGCAAGGGCAGCTGTCGGTTGCTTTGCTGCCCGGATGCCCAATTTTGAAAAGAAAAAGTTGCTGCAGCTGGCGCAAATCAAGCCGTCAACGCTTTTCTCACGGTTCAGCAGACCCAGCTTGCCGCCGCAGACCGGACAGGTATTTGCCATGATTACACCTCATCTTTTGATTTTATAAAATTCTGCATTTTGTCAAAACGTAAAACCACACAACCCATCATTGAATTTGTAATTCGTTCATCCGAAAAAGAATCTTTCCACTTTTGAATAGAGTTTGCTTTTCCCTTTTGAGTTTTCAAAGTCAGGAGTTTTTCCAGCTGCTTGATATAAGAATTTTCGACAACAACCTCAAAAAGGTCAACGAGAGAAAATTTCATCATGTTATAAAGCTCAGTAGGGCTAAAATCAAATTTGAACCCCATCCTCTCATACTTCTTGAGCTCATCGAGCGTATCAAGAATCATATCATATCTTGAAAATAGAATATCGATATCTGAAGTTCTCTCTATCACTAGAAAAGAGTCCAAAACCTTCCGTATCCGTTCCGGTATTGTTTCTTCCGGGAAATCCACAAATTCCTCCCCGGTGTCAGGGTCGATTAAAACAACGGGCTCTGGTGATTTGCTCCACTTAGCGTTCGGGCGCACAAAATGCAACGACTCTTGGACTTCGGGATCATCTTTTTTCTTGAAGACCGCATTGATAACCCGCGTGATATTTTTTCGAAATCCAACATTCCATATCACGGGAACCACCTCACACATATTAAATTTTACATCACATAGGAGGCATCAGAATGAACACCACAGACCGACAAGGCTACATTGACGCAATTATCAAACTGCTGGAAAAGGCAGACCTGCGCAAGCTGCGCCTGGTCTGGGTTTACGCCAGCAGGCTGATTAAATAAATCAAGGTATCAAAAGAAGGGGAACCCTTACGGGTTTCCCTCTTTTTTTTGCAGCTTTCTCGCCATCCGCTCAAGAAATTTCCAGTCTTCGGGCTCCAGATCGGCCAGAACTTCCACAAACTGCCGTTTGAAGCTGTCTTCTTCGTTCGCCGTAATGTCAGCGAGAAAAGCAGCCAGCTTCTCCGACTGGGTTATCTGGTTGAACATCTCTCCTTCGCCTGTCCGCAGCCACGTCTCGTTGACGTTAAACTCACGGCAGATGTCGGAGATCGTTCGGTCGCTGGGAACCTTCCGGCCTGAACAAAGCTCAGAAACGAAGGGCTGAGAAACACCAAGACGGTTGGCAAAGTCAACCTTCTTGATATTAAGCGCTGCAATGATTTGCTCGATTCGAGTGTTCATTAGCGACGCCTCCTTGCACCTTTATTATACAGCAAGCACAAAGCCGTGTCAATAGAAAAAATTAGCTGAGCGAAGAAAAAAGTGTTGACATGATAGCCCAGCTATGCTATAATATAGCCAAGCTAAGAAGCACAAGCAAACAGGAGGACAAAAACATGAACGCACTTTCTATTAACATCCCGGCAAACTTCGCCGCAGATTGCAATAACACCCTCAAGCGGTACAACGCCGCCCAGACCGACGCCGAGCGCCGTGCGGTGCTCGATCGCCAGACCGTGCAGGGCCTGTGGTGGGCGATCAAGTTCGTCAGCCAGCTCCAGACCGCTTGCATGAGCGAGAAGGAGCTGAAGCACGCGATCCGCCTCACCCACTTCCGCGGCACTGTGTGCCCGGCATTTCAGGCTTGAGAGAAGGAGGTTTGAATCATGAAACGCTATAAGGTGTACGTCTACAACACGGCTGATAGGTTCTGGGACTGCTATGAGGTCCTTGCTGAGGACCCGGTGGATGCCCGGAACGTGGCAGTGCAGCGGC